GGATAACCTTTGTAGAGGCGTGCTGAGAATGAAAGTCCTGTGCGAGGATCAACTAACACGCCGATCTCTTCGCCTTGGTCGCCGCCTGGAGGTTGTGCAGGTGGACGCATTGCAAGCTCGATTGCGGCCTTGTGGAATGCAACGTTCCCAGCGTAGCTGTTACCGATAGTAACCGCTTTGCCGTCAACGATTGCACCGCGTAAGCCCGGATGGTTGATTACAACATTTCCAGCCGCAGATGTGAGTCCAGTTTTAACAACGTAATTGCCGCTGGTTGGCTCATCTGCAATGCTGATAACATCGCCAGCCTTGAATCCAGTAGTGTTAACCGTGCCACCATCGAAACTAAGAGTAGTTGATCCAACTGCAATGTTGCCATTGTTGACAACGTAAGATGCGCCTGCTCCCTTCGTGTGAGACGTTACGCCAGCACTCGACTTGATAGACATGTTGTAAATGTTCAGCAATTCACCACGGCGCAAAGTTGCATCCGTGCCAGCGTCTCCAACGTTAGTTAGAGTAGAACGCTTGCGGAGGTTTGCGCTTGCGGAAGTATTGAGAAGAACTGACAACATTCCATCAGACATTGGCGTTCCGTTGTCTTCTAAGATTTTGTAAAGGTCAGAAAGAATTTCAAAGTTAGATCCAAAAGGTGTGGTGCCGGCTGTTCCAACTGCGCGGCTCGATCCTTGATATGCTGCTGTTCCAACTGCTGCCTCAATGGTATTCACCATCTTGCGAATTGCTTGTGCGTATAGTTGTTGCAATGCAAATTCAGAGCCTACTGTGTTCGCGAGTTGCAAGAATTGTTCACCTTTAAGAGGGATGCTTGCGCCTGCGAATTGAGTCAGTGTCAAAGACTCTGTAGATGTGGTAATGTCATCCGCGTCAGGAACAGTCATGCCTGGGCTATAGCTGGTTTCGAGAGTTGGCTCAGCGGTTCTGATAGATGTAACCGTGCCGCCTGCTGATACGCCTTCAGATCCGCCGTTTACCGTCACGGAATTCATAAAGCCTGCTGGTTCTTGCGCGACTAGATCGCGTGCTTGATATAGGATTTCTGTTAGTCCTGTTAGTGAGATGTCGTTAGCCATAATTTTTTGTTAGTTAAATGATTGTTTTTGTTTTTGTTTTTGTTAGTTGATTTTTCCGCCGTTCCGCATGTATTCGTTGCGCTGCATAATTGTCATCGCGTTAAATTCATCGCGTGTTACCACGTTGACTCTGCCATTGTCGCCCGTATTATCCACTGGCGGGACTCCTGCCATCGCTAGGATTTCTGCAGCTTTTCTAGCTGCCGAGTTTTCCGCTTCTGCAAGTTTTGCGTTCGCGTCTGCTTCGACTTCTACAAGTTTTGCGTTCAGCGAGTCAATCTCAGATGCTTTTGCGATTACTGCTTCTTTCTCAGATTGCAATGCCGATTCGGATTCTGCTAGCTTTGCGGTGATTTCTTCATTGGATGCTTTCACTTCTGCCAATTCAGTAACGGCATTTTGCAAGTCGCTCTCGCGGGTTGCTAAGTTTGCCTCAAGTTCGATGATTTGATTTTCTGCATCAACAATGGCAGACTCTAGCCCGATAACTTTTTCGGTAAGTGCTGCATCTGGTTTAAATCGGTCTAGTATACTCGCCATACTACTGGCTTTTGTGTCAAAAATTTTATCTGCAAATCCCGCATCGACTGCTTGTTTCGCCGTCATCCATGTCTCTTTTTTCATCATCGCTCGCATTTCTTTTTGCGTCTTGCCCGTTTTAGTGGCGTAAATACCTGCAATTTCATCGCTGATACCTTCTAGTAATTCCGCTGCTTGTCGCATTTTTTCAGCGTCCCCATGCGTTGCTAGTGATGCTTCATGGATCATCATTCTCCCGTTGCTAGCGATTTCTACGTTATCCGCTGCCATAGCAATAACACTGCCCATGCTTGCCGCTAAGGTGTTAATTCTCGCCGTTACTACTACGCCGCGTGATCTGAGTTCCTGCATCGAATTGTAAAGCCGATAGCCATCAAATACGCTGCCCCCGCCCGTGTGAATTTCAACGGTCAAAGTGTCGATTGCGTTTTCTGCGCAAGCTATAACTTCTCCGATTGCAAAGTTTTCCTCTACTCCTTTCATTCCGTAGCTCTGATCAATCTCTTCGATGATTCGATCAATGCTGTATTTGTCAACTTGATCGTTGAGTTTTACTTTTGCCGATTTGTTTACGATTTCTAACATAAAATTGTTTGTTTCGATTTGTTTGTATTTTTCTTTTGCCCATGCATTGCCATCATCACCTCCCCACAATGCCCATGCGATGCGGCCTGCTGATGGGTAGCCTTTTTCACCCTGTGTAAATCCTTCTGCTTTTTTATCGACTTCATGCCTTGCAAAGTAGCTAACCATTCTACCGATAGTTTCAGCAGATAGGTTTGCACGATTACTAATATCACGCGCCCTAGCTACTCCTATTGCTGTCCCACCGCGCTTGTATTCACGCCGCCATTCTAACCCTCGCCGCGCTTCTACTGCCATTGATTCTGTTGGCTTAAAATTCATTGCGTCGCAGGTATTGTTTCTGTCATGTCGTTCGCCGTGAGCATTTGCATTTCTCTAGGCTCGATTGTGATTTCTGGATTTGCTTTGTTTGCTTCCAATACCTTTGTTTTCATTTTCACAAGGTAGTTTATGCGCTGATCTAAATGTTCATCCTCGCTCTTGCCGAGATAGCCTAGAACGTCTTGAGTGTTCAAGAATCCCGCTTTCCATTGCTCGATCAATTCTTTCGATACCCTGCCATCGTCGATTGTTAGTTTTTTCGGATAGGTAAATTTCCATTTCCACCAATCGTTGGCCGCTGGCAATTCTCCGAGCTTGATGAGCTTTGCGACTGCGTAGCCTGTCATTCGATTTGCGGCGTATTCTAGCAAGTCCTGCCTGTCCTCTACGCTTCTTTGTGCGCGTCCAAGGTCTGCCCTTTCTGCCGTGCCTTGACCAGTTGCCATCCACACCATAGAAAGTGGCCAGTTGTCGCCGCTGAGTGCTTTACGATAGATTCGATTTTGAAAAGATTCCCAAGATTCCCCAGGTCTATCGTTTTTTAAGATGTCGAGTTTTGCACCACTTTTTGCCGCAAAATATCGCACTTGTCCACCGCCGAGCGTGTCGGAAATAATGCCATTTGCACCAATTGGGCCTTGGCAAGTTGTGTCGTCGCCAGTGATGATCGATGCGTTGTCATCTGGCGCAAGTCCCGTCTCATTATGCTCTGACATAACAATTTGAGACAACATAAGCTGCGCGTGTCGCTCCCATTCGTGGGATTGTAAAGCGTCTCGCAAATCGTTCAGCGCATGTGTAAATGCTGGCAATCCACGCCCCTGTTCTTGCCATGCTGGATCAAATGAATGGATTACGTTTTGCGCGTCTAAATACTCTATCAGTTGATTTTTCTCATCGACATAACAATACGCCACGGGTGCGCCGTTACGATAGATGATTCCATCGACTAATTTGCGCCCTTTAAATTTACCAGTTATTAAAATCCCGTCAGCAAATCCGTTAGGTGTGGAAATCCGATGCGATGGTATTTGCTGAACTCGCGGGTAATCGTTTTCGGTTTTCGTCAGCAAAATAAAACCTTCACCGTCTCGACTGATCGCTACGGAAAAAGAATAAAGGAGCGTTTGAAAATTGTTTTGCCCCCCTGCAACATCGCAAATCTTTTGCCATTCGTCGTTGATTTTTTCCTCTGCTAGTAAAGCAAATTCACGGTCTTTTGATTTTGATTGTGCTTGCCATGATCTGCCGACAGAATACATGCTTTTCTGTTCAATCGCTCCTTTTAAGACTCCCTCGTTCAATATGAGACGGCGCGAAAATGAAACAAGTGCTTTCCTGTCACGTGCCGGGACAAGCTCGCTTATGTCCTTCATTTGCACGGGAATATACGGACGGTCTCGCGTCTCAGTGATCGCCCCTTGTGCAGCCTTGTAAGAGTTACCCCAACGATCTAGAATCACTGAAACACCCCCCTTCCAACTGATCTAGGGCGGTTATTCGCTTTGATCGCGTTGATTGCGCGATTCAAAACTAAGATGCGGTCTGTCTCTGGCAAACTAACTAAGACAGAATAGCTGATTCCGTTCTTCTGCGATGATGTCAGAGTATTCCCGCCGCCTTTTGACAACGTGCCATTTAATGCCGCTGTTCTCGCCGTTATGAGCGATTGCAGAATCGTCGGATCGTCTAACGATGCGTCATACCATGCTTTGATTAAGTCAGCCACTCCCATGCTTGGGGCGACATGTCAAAAATCATTCTTCCGTTTCGGATTCTGG